TTTGGTCAGGTAGTCGCCTACCACCTTGGCGCGTGGACCCCATACGGCACAGCGCAGCACTGTCGTATGGTCTTCGCCTTTGACCTTTTTGTTGACCATCAAGGTGAAGTTGGCTACTTCACGGTCACCAATGGTTTTGAGTTCAGGGTCGGCGGCAAGGTTGCCAACTGCTGTGATCTGGAGCATGATCCGAAAAATTGGTAAAGGATAACGGACAATGCCTGTCTTGCTGTATATTCCCTGGACTGCATGTAATGCTGCAGGAAAGATACCAAATCAGGCGGAAGAAGCTGTTGGAGATGATTGTCCTGCTGTTTAACCAGCTCTGCACGTTGAGCGGCATATGCTGCCGCCATTTGGGCGTGCATCATCTCATCGGTCATGGCTGATCCTTGTTAGGTGGATAGCCGTTCCTGGATGTAGCGCAGGTGTTTAGGAAGCGTGATGTGGGCAGTCATGAGATCACCCTCAGGCACGGCAAATTCCTTGTTGAACTCCTTAATGATTTTGTTCCTTTTGACAACAGGTTCTGCTGCCAGCAAGTCACGGATCGTTTTTAGATCACCGTCAGTGATCGGGAGTTCCTCTGACGACAACTCAGGAGGCTCTTCCTTCTTTGTAGCTGCGGCAACGGGCTTTGCTTTGGCAGCAGCGGGCTGCTCAACAGTTGGTAACGGGCTGTCAGCCTTTGCCTCTTCAATCTCCTCTCGTGCCCATAGCTCGTAGCCAAGGCTAAAGAAAAATGCAGCAGCAGCACAAAGCGCACGGCGATGGCTATCGCAAATCATGCGGCTATTGATCTTGTCCCACGCAATCGGAACATTGCGATTGTCGGTGATGGCATAAACAAAATCTGGTGTCTCTGTGCCGTCTGTATGCAGGAAGTAGACGGTCAAATAACCAGAGCCATCAGGACTGCGCCAGACATGGTTCTCGCCATGCGGTGCTGTTTTGGTTTGCATGATCCAGCCGGGGGCGCTGGTATGCAGGTGATTAGCGATCCGTGCCCAAGAAACGTAATCTGCGGCGTAGGATCCTGTGCCTTTACGGAATACATCATCTTTGGTGATGACGCCCGCAAGATTGGGGTAAGTCATTAAGGTAATACGTTTAACTCAGTGAGCGTGATAACGGCGCCAGGTTGTTCGCCTTGTACACAAAAACGCTTGGTGGCATTGATGTGGATGACCAATTTATCATCATCAAATAGAACGCCAGTCAAAGCGTCATTGGTCGAACGAACAAGTTTGTCAAGATCGCCATTGCGGGCAGAAATGCAATGCAAGGGGGCGGTCGGACTAAGTTGACCATTTTTTTTGAAGTGTGATGTAGGTCTTTGGAAGCGAAAGACAACAGACAATGCCATTGGTGAGGATGTATCCCATTCAGCTGGCTTTTGGTCGATTGCTGCGAATTTGACATCTTGACGCCATGGTTTTACATTCTTACTTGATTCGACCATGATTCCTTTACCAATGTGCCGCTTTGAACCCTGAGGCGCAGGCAAGCCAATGACCGTAAAAGTGATGCTGTTGTTCAAGGGTTCATGCGGAGCTGGTAGTAGATTGTCACGTTCCGCTGGGCAAGTCCAGCGTCGATGTCCTGTTCTTTAATAGACCTGATTGCCCGTTCGGCTTCCTTGCTGAGTTTGTAACTGTTGCGTTCACAGCGGACGTACTTGGCGTTCACGAACTCGTAGGTGCTGTCATCGATTTGGTAGGGGTCAAGTTCGCCTAGGGCAATGGCACCTTCAAGCTGCTCACGCAGGAATGCCTCACGGGCTTCTAGATCTTCTTTGTCTGCACGCAGGGTGACAAGTTGATCAATAAGGTCTTGTGCGGTTGACATGATTAGAAGGATGCGCGATGGGTGGTTTGGCAAGCAGTGATGGTGCGTTGCTCAATGACTTGAAGCGTGATGCCTGCGACGAGGATGCTGGTCAGGCAAAGGGCAATCGGAAAGTGCTGACGGATGCGTGAAGCAAAGGTGGGTCTGGCGTAGGAATCCACAAGCACGTAGAGCCCACGCTGGAGGCGGACGGTGTGCTTCATTTGGCGGTTACCACGATGCGGTTGATCAGGTCATGGATCAGGTCGTGACCCAGCATGGAATCAGGGTCGATGTAGTTGTCTTTGAGAACGTCTTGCGCCAGGTGAGCTAGGACGCCAACAAGCTCCTCGCAGACGTAGGCATTGAACTGATCTGCAAGGTCCTGAGCCATTGCCGTTTCTTGCTCGGCGGTCAGCTCAGGGCAGTCGGTGGGTTGGAAGGGAAGCATGGGTTGAGTTGCGCGTTGGGTTGCAGGGGTCTGTCCCGCGTCTCCGTATTATGGGGCAAAACCGCCCGAAAAGCAACCCTTTTTCCATTGAAAAGGTTGAGGACTTACATGGGCAGGTTGCTTGCGCGGCGCCAATGTACGGCACACACACCGCTGGCACTACACCGCGTCCACGACGGGAACCTTGGCTTCTTGCGCTTGGCATGTTGATCCACCAGTTAGCCCGACCAGTGGCATCCCCTACGCAGGCAGCAACCATAGCGACCGAAGTTTGCACCAGTCACCCAATGCCTCGTTATCAGTCTGGCGATTTACCAGGCTTTAGCTGGTAATGCTTGGAGCAATCCAGCAGGAACACGTATTCCAAGTAAGCCACCTGCCATTCGGGCTCCAAGTCCTTGAGTAACTTGCCATTGAATCGCGGTAAGCAATCATCAGGTAGCAAATACTCGTAACTGGACATCAGGCGGAAGAAACAGCGTCTAAGGATTTTAATCATTCCCGGCTGCCTACAGCGTCACTTCAATGCCGCACTCCTCCCAAAGACGTTGTTTGTACAAAGCGCGTAGGTGTTTGCAGTCTTGGGCTTTTGCAAATTGCCCATACTTGAGGAAATATTCCTCCCGGACGGTTTCCCAATGGAAGCCCGTAAGAATCAATTCCATTGGCACGGAGCGAACGAGTGGTCGTTTCATTGGCGGCGTTGGCGAAAGAGTTTAGTCAGTTTGTTGTCGAGCTTGATAATGGCATCAGCCCAACTGCCCGCTTGTACCTCATCCTCTGGATCGTGCAATGCGTTGCGGGCATCACGAGTCAATTCGTAAAGCAGGTCAAGTTCTAGCGATGTGAACAGATCTTTCTGTTCAGTTACCGGGTAACGGTAGCTTGCTAGGTCTTGCTCAATCTCCTTGAGGAGGCTTGACAGTTTTTCGTCGGCAGTCATGGATCGGTGCTGTAAAAACGGGGTCAAACGATCTGGTCTGCTCTGAAACGCGGCGCACGTTCGCGCAGGTGAAAGAAGCCTTGCAGCTCTGGTTCACACTCCATTAACTTGCGGGCGTAAAGAGCGGTGTAGTTGTTGTTGAGCTTTAGGCCATCATCAGAGAATGTGGTCAAAGCATATTCATATCGGAGAACCTCAAACAAGGCTTTGATGCCGTAGTGTTGCCGCCCTGTGCGGCGAACCTGCAGCGCCAAACGACGCAGCCCGTCATAGACGCTTGGGTTCTCGCGGTCAAACTGCGCGAAGTTGCGGGCGATTCTGTCAGACATCAGCGGCGAATCTCTAACTGAGTGCCGCTGTGGGTCATGCCGGGCTGGTTAGCAGCCTCGATGCCGATCATGGCAACGACTGCTGCAACCACCACAAGGCAAATTGCATTGTTAATGCGGTTGATCATTGGGGTTGTGCAGGTGGTTGGTGGTAGCCGGGCATCCCCGACAAACAAAGGATGCCATGGATCAGGTGGAGATGCAACCTATTTCAACCCGTGACACCATAAAAACTGTCACGCGGTACGGCGACTCAGAACGGGCAGACCTCTTGCTTGAACACATCCCAAGCATCCACCCAGGCACCTAAGCACTCGTCAGGCTCACTCTGAATTACCCTGCAGCGCCCAGGACCGACCACCACCGTGTAACACCAGTCCACCGTCACCATCGGGTGATGGTCAATCAGCATGGCAAGGTAGCCCCCAAGCTGAGCTCTGGCGGGCTTGCGTTGCGATACGCCTGAGTTGCTGCCAACGGTCTTTAGGTCACCAAGTACCACCTTGCCGTTCGATGTCCGCAGCAGGAAGTCAAAGCTGCCCCCAACGCCCTTGCGGGCATCGCACAGCCTGTACTCAACAGCCAGTGCATCAGAGTCACGCAGCAGCCAGCACTCCTGCAACTCATCGGTCCATGCCGTGTAATCAGTCTCCGGCAGCTCCTCGCCTAGCAGCATTGCCTCGCAGAAGGAATGGATCGTCGTGCCGCGTGGCGCCCAAATGTGCTTGGTCCGCTCAAACTGCGCCTCCTGTTCCGGCGTGGTGCGGTTCGCAACCTTTGACACGCTGAACGGCAGCCAGCGCCCCTTGTACCGATAGCGGTGCAAATCCTCGTTGAACTCAAGGTCTTGGACCGGGGCGAGCATGTTGCGCAATGGTCGATTTCGGGGTAATCTACGCCGGATACCCGCATAACGCAACCTCTATGCCCATCGGCAAAGCCACCAACGTCGCCATTGACGACGCCATCCTCAGCCGCGCTAAGGCTGTCATGCCTACCTATCAATCACAGAAATCTTTCGTCAATCAGCTCCTAGATCAGGCGCTGCAACGGATCGAGCTGGAGGTGCCCATGACCCAAGATTCCCTGCCACAATGAAAAACGCCCCGCAGGGGTGAAGGACCCTGCAAGGCGTAGACAAATCACGGGCAAATCTTACATGACCGCTGCGGTTAAGTCCACGGCTTTTGCTGCCGTCCCATACAAACTCATGGACGCCGGCATCGATTCAAAAGCCATCGTTGTTTATCTCTGGTTACACAGGTTCGGCTGGAACTCCCCGAAAGGCTGCTACGCATCACTGCAAACAATCTCAGATCGTTCTGGTATCTCACGGAAGGTTGTTCAGCGGTCGTTGAGCACACTTGTAGAAACCGGCTGGCTGGAGGTTGAACGCCGCCCTGGCACCAGTGCCGTGTACCACGTCGTCCTAGACCACCCAGGTCGAAAACGACCTAAGGTCAAAAACGACCCAGGTCAAAAACGACCTAGGGGTCAGGTCGAAAACGACCTAGCTACCCAGGTCGAAAACGACCTACAAACAAGAACCCATGAACAAGAACCCATAACAAGAACCCATGTAAAGCTGGAAAACGAGTTTCCAGCAGCGTCTGACCAACCCGTGCCAAGGCGTAGAACCAAAGGCGATCCAGCCTTTGAGCAGTTCTGGAAAACGTACCTTTCAGCCCCTGTACGCGCTGCCAGTCAGTCAAAGCCCAAAGCCCTTGGGCAGTGGCAGAAAACTCTCCGGACCGAAACCGTTGCCAGCTTGCTCGAAGCATTGGAAACTGAGATCAGCCATCAGCACCTCGCAGCGGGCACGTTCGTCAGCCCCTTGCCTGATTGCTTCCGCTGGCTACGCGACGAGCGTTACCTCACGGTCAACGACCGACCCCTTAACACCACCAACTACATCCCCGATGTGATCCGATGAAACTGTTCAGCCCAGAAAGCCGTAACCAATTTGTTTTTGCCGTCCTGCCCAAAGCTGCCAAGGAAGGCACCGCACCAGCGTTCCGCACCGTTGATGCTGACGACTTTGATGAAGCGCAGCGCAAGCTGGATAAGTTCCAACTGCGTAACGCTTACCCGTATTGCGTGGGGCGCTACGACGAGTTCGGTCGGTACATGACCCACAAGCCTGCCATCGAAGGCGTCAGCCCTGGCAGATTTGTCCTGCATCCGTTTGCCGATGAGGAGCGCAAGCGCGAGGAGGCATTCTCCTGATGGCACTCAAACCAATCTCCACCGCTGTCGGTGCCCGCAAACTCCTGCAGCGCCTTATCGATGCCAAGCGGTGCGTGCTAGAGGACTTTGACGCACCACCGCCCGGCCACATCAACCCAGGCATGTACCGCAACCTGCTACGCGATCCTGTCGATGACGCTGACCCCAAGGTCGAAGTGGTCAACCCACGCGACTTTGTACCCGCTGAAGAAAACGCCCTGCCTTACTGACATGACCACCGAAAAGCGCCTGCCCGTCAAGGTTTATCTCACCCAAGACGAGAACGACCACCTGCTACGCCAAGCCAAGGAACTGAACATCGAACGCGGGCAGCTCATCCGCCTGCGTGCGCTAGGAGACCCCACAGTGGCCTCTGGCGCCTCTGTAGCCCTTGCCGCGCCCTTCTCCCTGCACGCCTATCAGAACGCTGTTACAGCCGCTTGTAGGGCTGCTAGAGGCAGTGCACCGCGCCCAGTCCTCGAATGCATTGCAGCCGCTGTCCTCTGCTCCCTTCAAAATGAAGTCAAGCCGTAACCCCACCAACCAAGACGTTGCGCACTGGCTCAAACTGTGGGACGACTACCTCACAGCCCTCTACCACCAGACCAATGACCCCCAGAGACCGTCTGAACTCACTGGTGGAATCAGCCGCTACTTCCGTCCAGCCGATCTGCCATACGCTCGATGACGGCAGTGTCCGCGTCTGCATCGGCAACACCTGTGGCACCGTTTCCTCGCACCACCTCGTCGGACCTAAAATCAACCAACTCCGCCAATCAACCCCTCTACAATAAATCTGCTAACGTCAAATACCATATCCAAAAAAACTAAACCAGTCCCCAATGGGCAAGAAATGCACCAAGAGTGAATCCGAGGATCGCGTTAATGCGATCTATGATCTACTCTTGCGTGCAAATAGTAGAACACAAATTATTCGTTACGCTGCGGAAAATTGGGAACTTGGTGAACGTCAAACTGAACATTACATCGCTCGCGCTAGAGAATTACAAAAGTTAGACGCTGCCCTAGAACGCCCTGAATGGTTAGCCTCTGCCGTTGCTCGCCTTCAAGATTACGAACGTGAGGCACGCACTAAAGGCAACCTCGGCTTAGCTGTCAAAGCACTAGAGACACAAGCCAAACTCCTGCGGTTTGAAATGTCCTGAGTCGTTACACTGCCGGCATAGTGCATCAACTGCGTAATGGCACGCACCTACAAACGCGATAGCCGTGGTCGTTTTTCCGGTAGCGGTAGTGGTGGTGGGGGTGGCAAAAGCCGCCCAGCTCCTCGTCAGGTGCAACGTGGCGTTAACCGCCTGACTCGTGACAATGCTGGACGCATCACGAGCGTTGGCGGCAGTGGTGCTACTGCAAGGGGCGGACGTATCAGAACTGCAGCAGGCAACCTGCGGGCAACGGTGACCAGCAAGGCTGGAATGGTGTCACAGGGTCGGCTGACTGGCGCACCGCTGAAAAGCACTATTGGCAAAACCAGCAAGGCAAGGCTGAATATGGGCTTGACACGTCCTGGTAAACCAGGCCAACGCGAGGCGTATAACGCTGCAAGATCCTCTCTGCGGGCCAGCAAAGCAGCTGCTTCAAAGCCTGTGGCAACGAAAGGCGCTCGTCTTGGTGGCACACGCAGCACCATGCGAGCTGCAGCGCCTAAGAACACCACAGCTAATAAAACTGGTCAAAGCAAGACGCTTAACAAGTTCAATAGCCGTCCTGTCGGCACCAGGATTCTGAACGCGAAAAACCAGCTAGTGCCAAGTCCCACCCGCGTGCCGCTTCGTGTTGCTGGGGCTGGAAGCAAAGAAAGTGATAGGGCGTTTGCTCGGGTTGCCACCAAAGCGGCCAGGGTTCGCGCCAAGAGTGCTGCATCTAGGCCGGACACAGCTGAGGCCAATATCCCAATGGCTGGGCGTCGTGGCAAAGCATTAGACGCAAGCATTGATCGAGCTGTCAAGCAAGTTAAAGCTGCTCAAATGGCTACATTGATGAAGCCAAAGGCGCAGGTGAAGGCTGAGCGTGCTGCTCGTGCTGAGTCCAAACGCGCAGCAGATGCAGCAAAGCCCAAGCGCACGCGCACTGCTGAATCACAACGCATAAGCCGCGCCAAACAAGTTGAAAAGCGTCGTAGCATTACAACTAACCCAGCGGGAGAGCGTGCGTCAGCCGCTGCAAAAATGGCAGCCAATGCTGCCCGCACTCAGCAACGAGCAACGGCGTTTCTCAAGGCTACCGCCAAGCCAGCAGCAGCGCCGAAGGCGGCTAGTACTCGTCGCAAGGCAGTTGGCAAAATCAGCGAAGCAAAGGCCGGACGAATCATTTCTCGCATTGATGCCAACCGCCCAGGACTCAGGAAAGCATCGGGATCTGCTCGGAAGACGGCAAACGCTATTAGAACGCAACGCAGAGCAACGGACTTTGCTCTTGCCGCTGGGGCAAGAGCGCGTAAAAAAGGTCAAAACTTAAGCGTCAATCAATCGTTGCAAAGAGCTGTTGCAAACGCAACAAAAAAGCCTAAGAGGATGCGCTAAGCTCAACCCGTTATCACCTCACAATATGGAAGCCTTCCTGCTAGGTCTAGACTCTCTCATTGAAGAACACAGCGACCTGACGGTCATCGACTTGCTCGGTGTCCTTCAATTCACCCAACAGCGTTTGGCTCTTGATATGCTCCTAAACGAGAACGAGGACGATGACGAAGCCTGAGGTCACTGCTGTGGGTCGTATGCTCAAGCCCAAGGGCAACGAACCACGCATTCACAAGGTTATCGCGGTCAATGCTGATGGCACGGTGAAAACCGTCATCAATCGGCCTGCGTGAGCCTGATTACTGGCATCTGTGAGCCCGGCAAACTGCTGGGCTTCATGGATGTAGCTACGCAGCAGGACACCACAGAGCTTCTTGCGCGCATCCGTAACGACCTGCACCCAGGCCAGCTTGCCTTCGTAGACGACAGCAGCACACAGATCCTTGGCATCTCTGCTGGTTACGGTGCTGGCAAGACCCGTGCGCTATGTGCCAAGGCTGTAACCCTTGCCGCTGCTAATCAAGGCTTCATCGGTTTAGTAATGGAGCCAACCGGACCACTGATCCGTGACATTTGGCAGAACGACTTCGAGCAATTCCTTGAGTCATACGAGATCCCTTACACCTTCAGGGCGTCTCCGTTGCCTGAATACATGCTGCACCTGCCAGGCGGTGATACCAAAATCCTGTGCCGATCATTTGAGAACTGGTCACGCATCATCGGCTTGAACCTTGCCTGGGTCTTGGCTGACGAAATTGATACTGTCACACCAAGCATTGCCAACAAGGCATTTCCTAAAATCCTTGGTCGCTTACGCTCCGGCAACGTCAGGCAGTTTGGCGCAGCGTCAACACCTGAGGGCTTCCGCTGGATGTGGAATACCTTTGGCAGTGATGACGCAAGGGCAAGACCTGATCGGCATCTGATCAAGATGCGCACCGCTGATAATCCCCACCTGCCGCCCGACTTTATTGAGCGTCTTGAAGCCAACTACGACCCCAGCTTGCTGCGTGCATATTTAGACGGTGAGTTCGTCAACCTCACCACCGGGCAGGTTTATGACCGCTTCGACCGCACCAAGCACGTACAACCTGACCTGCCTGATACTGACCGCGAACCAATCCGCATTGGCATTGACTTCAACGTCGGCAACATGAGTGCAGTGATCGGCGTTCGCATTGGCAATGGCCTGCTGATCATCGACGAGATCTCCGGCGCCCATGACACCGACGCGCTGGCTGCCGAGATCCGTCGTCGATACGCGGATCGCCGTATTTACATCTACCCAGACGCCAGCGGCGGCAATCGCAGCACCAATGCAACGCAGACCGACATTGCAATCCTTGAGTCCTATGGCATGTCCAACCAATCACCCAGGGCTAATCCTCCCGTTCGTGATCGGGTGGCTGCTGTTCAGGCTCTGCTGGAAAACGGCAAAGGGCAAGTCCGACTACAGGTCGCGCCTCAATGCAAGCGATTGACTGAGTGCTTGGAGCTGCAGTGCTACACAGACAAGGGGGAGCCTGACAAGGATGCAGGCTTTGACCACATGAACGACGCCTTGGGGTACTTGGTCTGGCGTGAGTTCAATCCGCTGCACGCAGGCGCTGGACGGTCAACGGGCATCAGACTTTACTGACGGCTGGGTTGCAGATATTGGCTTTTTAAGCTATGGTCGCAAATGCCCACCTTTGAGCCTACTCATGCTCGTCGGTCAAGATCTCATCAACAAAGTAAAAGAGCTGAGCGATCTGAATAAATCAGACCTCGTTCGTGAATGTGGTTACGTCAAAAATGACAAGGTATGCTTCACCCAGTTTTATGAGGCGCTCCTTGAAGCCAAGGGGCTGCAGATGAACGTGCCTGGCAAGCGCGGTCGTAGCCTGACCTATAAGACCAAGGTGCAGTTCAACGGCAAGCTCTCCATCGGTGAGGGTTACGTGCAGGAGATGGGTTTTAAGCCCGGCGACGAATTTGAGATCAAAATTGGTCGCAAGTCCGTAACGCTTACTGCTGCTTAAACTGAGCCAAAGCCTGCGCGTATCAAGCTGTGTATAGCGGATACAACTTTTACGACCGCCCGCTAGCTCAGCGGACTGTCACGCAAGTCACCGATCCGAACACGGCATGGTTCGCGCAGGAACCTCACTGGATATTGATAGAGGATCTACTGCAGGGCACTTACGGAATGCGCAAAAAGCATCGCCGTTACCTGCCGCAGGAACCACGCGAGCTGGACGAGTCTTATGACAACCGCCTAGCTCGTAGCGTGGTGCCGCCCTTTTATCAGCGCCTTGAGCGCATGATGGCTGGGATGCTAACCCGTAAGCCCGTGCGGCTTGACGACACTGCCGACATCATCCGTGAGCAGTTGTTTGACGTTGACCTGCAAGGCAATGACCTCAACGTCTGGACCTATGAAACAGCCCGCAAGATGGTCCGTTATGGGCACGTTGGTGTTTTGGTGGATGCACCGTCTGATGGGGGTAGACCTTACTGGGTGACGTACACGCCACGGCAGATCCTTGGCTGGCGCACTGAACAACAGGAAGGCAAGCAAGCCCTGACGCAGCTCAGGCTGTCAGAGATTGTGACGATACCTGACGGCATCTATGGCGAGAAAGAAGTGCAGCAGGTGCGGGTGCTAACGCCTGGTGAGTA